CCTCAGTATTTGGCGATACACCTTGGTGTATCCGCAAGGAGGAAACCTATGACTATAAGTCATAAGGGTACTGTCAAACGACTGCTTTGTTATGGTCTTGATTTTAGTTCAGCAACACAGGTTACTACCTATGTTGAAAACCTAATCAAGAACAATGGACCTGAGTGGACAATCTCGAGGTTGAAGACTATTAAAGTCGGATACCTTAGTTATTTGTCTGGTATGACCCCTGATTGGGGATGGGTGAAATGTCGTGCTGGTTTACCAGCAGGACCTATACATTCCATCTTTAATTTAAGAAAACCCCATAAGATATTGAATTGTCTTATGGTATACAGTCAACTTATTAGCCCTAAGGTTAGTGAAAAACAGTGGTTAAAATTCTCTTCATCAGTCCGTTTTGTTCGCAAGAACAATCTGCAACTTTTTAAGGGATTTAACGATATCCAAAACTCTTTTCTTGGCTCGCACAAACTATCTATGCATCTCCTTAGAGGAGACGCATTTATTAGTAAGTTCTTTGCCTCGGTAAGGTCTCCTAGTTTGTACACTGGTATGAAGACTGCAAAGTCTACTCCCAAATTGATTTTAGAACAGTTCAATCATTTGATTGCTCGGAACTTTATCAATAAGCACTTACAAGGAGTATTGCCTGATTTCTTTCTTCAAGAAATATCAAAGCAATGGTCTCAGATACACTATGTCCTTCCTGCCTTAGAGCAACAGGATACTGTTGGTCGTATCTCTTTCCTTCAAGAACCTGGTTACAAATTAAGGGCTATCGCTAACCCTTTACCTTGTTTCCAGTTGCTCCTAAACCCTTTAAAAGACGCTCTCCTCTCCCTTCTGGGAGAGCTTGAAAACGATTTTACTGCGGATCAAGAAGCAGGTGTCCAATATATACAAGGTTTACTTAGAGATGGTATAAAAGTAAGTAGTATCGATTTATCTGATGCTACAAATTATCTACCACTCAAAGACCAAATAAACGTCCTAAAATCCATTTTTGGTAATAATCCGTTTATAGACCTCTTTGAAGAAGTCTCTACATCTAATTGGGTCTGTTCATCACCGGAAGGTGATATAAAGCTCAAATGGATGACTGGTCAACCTTTAGGTCTTGGACCCTCATTCCCTTCTTTTGCACTTTACCACCATTTTATTGTTAGAATGGTGATCAGTAATGTGTTAGGGAATGTGGACCCCATTCGTCATTTATATGATGAATTGTCCGGTCAACGACAGGACGTTAAGTATAATTATGCTATTGTCGGGGATGACATTGTCATCGACCAATTATATGCACATGAATACCTACGTGTAATCGATGCTTTGGAATGTAAGGTATCACTCGAAAAGTGTATCTTCAATTCACACACTGCAGAATTTTGTTCAAGGTTTATAACCAAGGATAAAATCCTGAGACAGTTTAAATGGAAAGCTGCTACTGATAAGTCATATATTGATATGGCGAAACAGTTTGGCCCTTCCATACTTCCTCTATTACGTTCCAAACAACAAGAGATCCTTAAAGTTATCGGTGAGATACCCGATACCCTAAATGGTCCGGTTGGATGGAACCCTTAC